TAAAGCATTTGATGAGGTAGAAGGTATTAGATTACCATTTCCGAAGCTAAACATTATATCTGGTGAGCTTATTGATATGGAAGATTCAGTAGTCGAAAGTATGACAATACATTCAAGATCACGCGCTCAAGATGGATCAGTTAATCTATTTTATAATTACATAATGAGTGAGCAACCTCATGGTATAGACGTAGATATATTTATGGCTCGTAAAGATGAAGGAATAGATGAACTGAAAGGATCATTATATATAGCCACTGGTGTGATTGTTCATGATGGAACTAGATTACAATTTATAACAGAAGATCATGGGTTGCAGTATGTTAAAGCTGCTCTTCAAACTTGTTTAAGTTCTGCAGTCGCTGCCATTTACATGATGACTATGGGCAAGAATAATTTTTATATGTCAGTACCTACATCTGAAGAAGCGGCGACTAATCGCAAACGTATTAGTAAGGGCAAGAAACCACTGATTGAATTTAAGGTAGCTACGATTGAAGGTAAAAAAACAATGATGTCATCAACACCTCATGGCACTCATGCTTCACCTCGTTTACATTGGAGGCGCGGTCATTGGAGAACGATGAGTAAATCAGGTAAGAAAACTTGGATTGCGCCTATGGAAGTGGGTGACGAAGATAATGGTAGAGTTATTAAGACTTATGCTATTGGTAAATATAGTTTATTAGAGGCTAGATAAATGAGTTATTTTATGCCTGTGGTTACGAAGTCAACGATACGAGAAAAGATTATAGACCATTCAAGAAACGATCAGCCTTGGTTCCCATACTATAACTTTATAGCTAAGCCCGTACCTTATGAATTGCTTGAAGAAGATCCGTTTATTAAATGGTTATCAGGTCGGTATAAATATATTGGCGGGATTATTAAGGTAGACCCTTATACTTCATACGATTGGCATACCGATAGTAGACGGGGTGTAGGCATTAATATGATACTGTCACCTCAAAATCCGACGCTGAGTAAATGTTTATTTAAAGTTAATAGGAACGAAGCAACTACAAAATTTACTCAATTAATATATGAACCTGATGTATACTATATATTCAATACTCAAATAGAACATATGGTACTTAACCTCAAAAAACCTAGATATATGTTAACGATTGAGTTTCTTAAAGATAAAAACGAATTGACTTACGCACAATTGTGTCAAGATATAAAGGATAATTATGAAAAACACATCTCGAAATGATATTACAGGGGATTGGTTACAATCTAAACCAAACAATGAACAGTTTGAAAAGAACTTTGATTTAATCTTTAGAAAGAAAAAAGAAGTATTACCCGAGTATGAACTTAATAAAAGTACGGGTGCCGTACAGAAAGTAGATCATGGCGACACAACAAATACACAAGAGTAAACGTCACGCTAATCCGTTTAAAACAAAAACAGGTAAAGATAGGCTTAAGGCTTTATCTATGAAAGTATTATATGAGATGCTTGATAAGGTTCAAGAGCCTGGCAAAAAGCGTGCAAAGATAGCTAAAGAGATTGCAAGAAGAACGCCTGTCTAATGGCTAACTTTACGTGGTCTTACTCTGCCTTAAAAGAGTATGAGAACTGCCCTAAGAAGTATTACGAAATCCGCGTAGCACAAAACTATACAGTTATACCTAGCGAGAAAATGATCTATGGAACAGAGGTTCATAAAGCACTTGAAGACTATGTTAAAGACGGTAAAGAACTTGCCCTTAACTATTTACGTTTTAAACCTGCTGTCGACTCCCTTAAAGAAATACCCGGCACTAAATATCCTGAATATGAAATGGCTCTCTATAAAGACCGCACGCCTTGTGATTTTAAAGATGATACTCGTTGGGTACGTGGTATTGTCGACTTACTTATTGTTGATAATGATTATGCTTTTATTGTGGATTATAAAACTGGCTCTCATAAGTATCCCGATCCCAAACAATTAAGGCTTATGTCTTTAATGACCTTTGCTCATTTCCCTCAAGTCAATAAAATTAAAGCTGGATTATTGTTTGTCATGAATAATGTTTTCATTACCGAAGAATATAAAAGAGAAGATATAGATAGTTCATGGGATAAGTTTACTGTGTCTTTATCAAGACTTAATAACTCCTATGAATCGAATACATGGAACGCAAACCCTACTCCCCTGTGCAAATTCTGCCCTGTTAAGACCTGTGAATTTAACAGAACATGATATAATAGTGTATGCCTTACACAAAAAAACCTAGACCCTACAAGCGTGAATATGACCTCGAGCTCAAACGTGGTGAACACGAAGCTCGCATGGAAAGACAACGTGCACGTCGTAAGCTAGATAAAGAAGGTGTATCTCGTAAGGGTAAAGATGTAGCCCATGTTAAAGCACTATCAAAAGGTGGTTCAAACAAAGATGGCATACGTGTTGAATCCGCATCGGCTAATAGATCATTTAAAAGAAATTCGCAACACAAGTTAGTATCAGAAATTAGTACTAAAGAACGTAAAAAGAAGTAAAGTAATACTTGACAGCATTTAATGAGCGTGCTAAATTGCTCATTCTTAGTTAATGAATAGCGACCACGAGTCTTAGTTAAATGGAAATCATAGATAATACCGCAGTTAAACTTACCGTGCCTGAGCACATTGTCTCTCACATCACAAGCAATATTGAAAAGTGTGAAGTGTTAGAACATAAAGGCAATCTTACAGACCTTGTTGTATTCTGGGGTGTTGATGAGATGACCCGCCTTAACCAACTAATTTCATTTCGTAATAACCTACCATCACCTATCGTCCGTGATTATGATTGGCCGGGTATCTACAAACCATTTGAACATCAACGCGTCACCTCAGAATTTTTATCTATCAATCACCGCGCCTTTTGTTTTAACGAAGCTGGTACTGGTAAAACTTCGTCAGTACTTTGGGCTGCAGATTATTTAATGAGGCAAGGTAAAGTCAAACGCGTTCTTATTATATGTCCTTTGTCGATTATGTATTCAGCTTGGCAAGGCGATGTCTTTAATACGTGTATGCATAGATCAGTAGGTATTGCTCACGGTACTTCTACTAAAAGAGAAAAGATTATCAATGGTGATTATGAGTTTGTTATTATTAATTATGATGGCGTAGCTATTGTTAAAGATGCAATCATCAAAGGTGGATTTGATTTAGTAGTGATCGATGAAGCTAACGCATACAAGAGTCCAAGTACAGCTCGCTGGAAAACCTTAGCTAAAGTATTAAAACCTGAAACAAGATTGTGGATGATGACAGGTACGCCCGCGGCTCAATCACCTGTTGACGCTTATGGCCTAGCTAAACTTGTCTGCCCGCAGAGAGTTCCTAAATTTAGTATGGCATGGCGAGATAAAGTAATGCAACAGATTACAAGATTTAAATGGATACCAAAACATAATGCTAAAGACGAAGTATTCAAAGCAGGCGAATCAGTCAGTGCAGTAAATGCCGCGGCTAACCTTAATAAACTATTACAAATATCAGGTGGTGCAGTATACACAGATAAGAAAGAAGTGATTGAGTTTGACATTTCACCTCGTCTATCTGCGTTAAGTGAAGTGATTGCAGAGACTACTAATAAGATATTAGTGTTTGTACCTTACCGACACACGATACAAGTTGTATCTAAATATTTAGAGAAGGAAGGTATATCTAACGAGATTATTAACGGAGAGGTTTCAGCTACAGATCGAGGGCACATTATTCAACGCTTTCAAACTATGGACGATCCTCGTGTATTAGTAATTCAACCACAAGCTGCTTCTCACGGAGTGACGCTAACTAGAGCAGATACCATAGTCTTTTGGTCACCTGTGATGGGAGTTGAGACTTATCTACAATGTGTCGCTCGTATCGACCGTGTAGGTCAGAAGAATAAGATGACAGTCGTTCATCTTGAAGGGTCAGATGTAGAGAAAAGAATTTATAAGATGTTGCAAGGCAAAGTAGATTTACATACTAAACTAGTTGATCTTTATAGGGAGGAGTTAGAAGCATGAAATATTTAAATGATGAAGCAAGAGCATTTCCAAGTAATAATGATGCAGATAAATTTTATAATTGGTTAGAGAAAGGTATTACTATCAGAGATTATTTTGCAGCGAAAGCTATGCAATCATTAATCCAAGCAAGTACTACTTTATCTGAACACGATGAATTAAATTTTGAAAGGGCTCATACACTTGGTTTAGGCGCGGAAATAGATATACTTAGGGATAGGGATCATAAATATACATACCCTGAATATTTTGCAGAAGACGCGTATTTAATAGCAGATGCGATGTTAAAAGAAAGGGAAATATAATGAGCGAGCAAATCAAGTTAGATGAAATAGTACAAGCTTACTTGACAATACGTGGTCAACGTGAGAACATAGCAAGAGAGTTTGAACTAAAAGACGCTGAGCTAAAAGCAGAACAAGCGCAATTAGAACAAGTGTTATTAGAGCAGTGCAATGAAATGAACGCCGAGACAATACGTACAGGCGCAGGTACAGTAGTTAAAACATTGAGAGAAAGTTATATATGCAGTGATTGGGACGGCCTTAAGTCATTCATCATGGAAAACGGATTGATTGAATTAATGCAACAACGATTACATAACACTAACTTAAAAGAGTATTTAACTACACATGAAGGTGAAGGCATGCCTCCAGGAGTTAGTTCTTTTAGAGAATATAGTATTGTAGTTAAGAAACCTAGTAAAACTTAAGGAGTAAATTATGAGTAACGAATTAGCAATATTAATGCAACAAAATCCTGCCCTACTTCAAACAGGGCTAGACGCAGATACACTAGCGGTAGCTGGTGGTGGTGGTAACAATGTCACTAAACGTATCTCAATCAAAGGTGGTGTATTCCGTAAATATGCAGGCGGCGAAGAAGTTGGTACGATTGAAGACCGATCAATGAATGTAGTCTTTATCCGTATGGCTCACAACGCATCAAGAATGTATTACGCATCATCATACAAAGACGGCGAGAAGATTGTACCTACATGTTGGTCAAGTGATTCCCGTACACCTGATGCTGATGTAGCTAACCCTCCAGCAAGTTCATGTGACCAATGTCCATACAGCGTTAAGAATTCTGTAGCGGGTAATGGTTCAGCATGTCGTTTATCATGGAGAACAGCGGTGACAGTTCCTGGTGATCCAAGCAATGACATCTATCAATTAGTATTACCTTCAACATCATGTTGGCAGAAGGAAGATAATGGTAAGTGGGGTTTCAGACCTTATGTACAAATGCTAGCTAATAATAACATTGGCGCAAGTAAGATCATTACTAAGATGCAGTTTGATACTAAGTCACCTACACCTAAACTATTATTCTCACCTGTCGGTGTATTAACACCTGAGCAATTAGCTGATGTAGAGAAACAAGCTAAGTCTCAAACAGCTGATAACTATATTAAGTTAACTGTATATAAACCTAAAGAAGAAGGTGAAGCACCTGCGCCACAAGTGGCTGCTCCACAAGCTCAACCTACTCCTGCGCCAGCAGTACAAGCAGCAAGCGATGTACAGTCAGACGTAGTGATAGAGCAACCTACATTAAGAGCTGAGCCTGCGCCTACGCAGAAGCCAAATGATGTAAGTAGCATTGTTAAAAAATGGTCAGTTAAAACTTAAGGATAATTATGGCTAAGTGTTATAGTGAGAAGTTCTTACTCAGTTTAAATAGCCTTAATGCGAAAAGACTGGGCGTGCAGTTTGGTAAGCAGTGTGTAAAAGCCAACTTGCCGCCTGGTATGATTGCGGATTCATTAGGTGTGGCTCGTCAGTCAATTCATAATTGGTTCAGGGGAAAACCTGTACGAGAAAAGAATATTGATAAGATTGAAAAGTTTATGGAGATTATTGATATATATTTAGAGGCAGGAGAATTGCCCGTGTCAAGTACTGTTGATGCAAAAATATTTATTGATGCTAAAGTGATCGACAAACTATAAAAACGTAGTAGAATAGAATCCTCCCTAGTGAGCAATTAAAAAAACACATAGTTTTATGTGGCGGGAAACTGTTGACTAAAAATTTAGGAAACTGCAAATGATGAAAGAATTTTATAAGAAAGCACTGCCATCTACAGGCGTTTACTGTGTAGCTACGATTGATCCGATAGCTAAGATAACTAAACATAAATTCGTAGAAAATGTTGATGAGCTCGCAGAGTTTATTGAGTCAAAGAAAAATACACCTACCAACATCTTTGTTGCACTTAGTTCATTTAATGGGTACAGCCGCAAGGCTGATGAGGCCAAGTCTGTCAGGTCGTTCTTTGTTGATCTTGATGTAGGTGATGGTAAGGGCTATAACTCAAAAGACGAAGCAGTCCAAGCGATTGACCAATTCGTACTAGAACATAATCTTCCCCCTCCTGTTAAAGTAGACTCGGGAACTGGTATCCATTCTTATTGGCTTTTTGACAGAGATATTCCCGCGACCGAGTGGAAACCTTACGCAGAAAAATTTAAAGACTTTTGCTTAACGCATGGTTTAAACATAGACCCTGTAGTCACCGCTGATCTAGCACGCATCTTACGTTGCCCTGATACATTCAATCAAAAGACTATGCCTCCCTCACCTACTAAGGTTATGGGTGACGACTTACCTATCTATATATTTGATGAGTTTAAAGAGTTCTTAGGTAATCTTGAACCTAGTCTTG